ATTGTACTTCTGAGTAGTTAATTGAACCTACAAGAAGGGAGATACTTCCACTAATAACAGGAGCGTCCGCTAATTGAAACGTTTGGTTTACTTGACCGTTGGACACACCAATAAGCTCTGAGGTTACAGTGACACCTTGAACTGCTGTAGCAATAGTGCTTGTGCTTCCAGATGGGACTGTTACAGCAGAGACAGTTTCAAATATAATTTGATTGGTTGAGGCATTAGCTACGGTTGATGTAGCGACCTGTGTTAAAGCAGGAACTGTTATAGATGAGGCTGAGGTGTTACTAAAAGTCACAGTTACAGTAGAGGCCGTGCTCTCCGTAGGCTTGTACCCCAAAAGTCGAGCCAATTGAAGGACGTTCTCTCGTTGACTTGCGGTAGAGATAAACGCCTCATTTGCAGACTTATCGATGTAGTAATTGAGGATGTCTCCCATGTACGAGAATGTCTCAAGAATAGTCATACCAAAATCCGCGGGATCGCGGTTGGTCCATAGAGGTGCGTACTCAGGGATTAGGTCAATCAAATCCTCACGGATTGAGGCATAGTCTCTAGAGGTGTAATCCACCTGTGGAATGTAGTTATTTGCCATTAGTCCTGTACCTCCAGAAGTACCTCGCCCGTACGGCTAAGGATAGCGGTTTTTATCTTCACACTCTGCTCGTTCTCAATAGGATTGTATTTATAAAATATCTCCGCGACAACATAACCGTCTGTGGGGTCAATTGACACAGCTACATCTGTAAGGATGAGGTCAGAAAGCCAGTTTGAAAAGGCTGTTGCTATCGTGTCTTTCAACAAGCTGCTGGCTGAGCTGCTATTTTCAAACAGCGCATTAGCTGCTTCGCTGCCGTAGGTTGGACGCATGACTCTTTCATTAATACGAGTCATAACAACAAGTACTACGCGGTCTTGTAAGATCTTTTTTTCGTCAGTTGAGTAAGCGATAGACCCCGCTGAATCAAAAGAAAAGGGAAGCGATATTGCTCTTTCTGTCATGATAGGACTCCCATCCATACTGGAAAGTTAGGGTCTCCAGCTATAAACATTACCCACACTTGTTGGTTTAAATTGGGAACCCCGCGGTGAGGCGTATGTTCTTTAGTGTCTGCTGCGTCATCAAAAGCTGCGCCTGAAGCGTCGTTCCATTTATTGGCTTCGTTATAGTCAGTTTCGTGAGCATGATCTAGAAAATTAACGCTGTCTGGGGTTTTGCCTGTGTGGTTATTTGTATGAGACAAGTTTAGGGTAATGCTGTGAGTGTGGGAGGGAGACCCACCACTTGCAGTAGTTAGTGTGTCAGTGTGGTTAGCGTGAGCTTGAAGCAAAGCCGCTACCTCTGAAGCCAAGTGCTTCTTGTGGTCTGGGTGGTCAGCGTTAAACACAACTGGAAGACATGGGCTAGCCCATTCCGTAAACTCTCCGCCAAGGACTTGAGGAACTAACAGCTTTATGCGCTGAGAGTTTTCTGGGTCTTGGTTGTCTACGCATAGGCCTAAGTAGATGCCGTAAAATCTTTTGTCAAAGCTCATCGTACTGTCGCCCTCTTTAGTATTCGGTTTAGTATAACAGGTGTCTTTTTAGGTTCAACAATTATGTTGTTTAGGGAAGATGTTTGACTTTTCCATTTTGGAGTTGTTTGAGTTCGGTTTACAGTAGCAGATTTTTTTCTGTTCTTAACTTGGCTAAAGGAGCCTTTAGATTGAGGCGTAACAGCTTTTGATGTTGTGTTTAACCCTGTTTTAGGGATAACGACTGTTTGCTTTTTATTAGGAACAATCGTTCTTTTAGGCCGGTAATCAGGTGCAACAACTGTCTTATTGTCAGTCCAAGTATTTGCGTTTCCTAAAGAGTCTACACCCACAGTTAGTATGGTTGTGTACATTTGACGGTTAAGTTCCTCTTCAACAATTCTATGTTCGGTTTGAAGAATGGTCCAGTATCCAGAGTAAGTTTGACCAATTCCTTCTAAAAATACAGGCATATCTGGGCGCAGGTCTGGGTCACCTAGTACCTCAACAGTAGCTCTGTATGGAAAAACGTTACGCTCTTCGGCAGCACTTGCTTCGTACCCCGCTGTTTCTAAATCGTTTGCTACAACAGATGAATCAAAGTGATCAAAAAATTCAATTTGTTGTTTTTTTCGAGTTTTCTTATTTCTTTTTTGTTTTGTTATTGAAAGGTTTGTTTTAGATGTTTTGTCCATGCCAGATATAGCAATTGCAGCTTTTGTTGCGTCTTCAAAGTCTACTGACTCTCCAATAATTGGTTTAAAAGAGTAAATAGTAGATCCTTCAGGGGAACTCATAGATCTCATAACAAACTTAGGAGCACTTTCTCTGAAGTTTGTAAAATCTTCAAGGACTGGTTGAAAATATAATTCTGTGTTTTGAGCTCTCAAGGTGTAACCGCATTGTTTTGCAAGACGCACCATCATCTCCCAATCCGTATGACCGGCTTGAGCTATTTGAGGATATACACGTGGATGAGGGACGGCATACGTTACAAAGTTGTGTTTTGAAGCAATTTTTTTAATAACTTGGTCTGCGGTTAGGTTTCTATAAATAGTTTGAGACGGCTCTCTCATAACGTAAGAAGCTCCAATAATAACTACCTCAGTAAAGTTTTTTCCAGGAGTTTTTTCTGTGTTTATGTGATGAACATATCCATATATGTCACGACGATTGTTTCTACCCGTGACTGTAAGTTGTACAGGTGTTCCTGGAGTAACAGCGTCGTACTCTACTCCCCAATCACGAAATTTAATAGATACCACTTCATGCGAATACCGGGTTTGATAGATATTTGCGTAGTAAACGTATTGAGGCGACATAGTTGTGTCAGGAAAATCCACTTTAATGTGATTAAACATTTGGAATCCTCAAAATTGTTCCTGGAGCGATGTTGTTAAGATCGGTAATTCCTGGGTTGTATTCAGGAATGATCCACCAATACTCCGGCTTTTGATAGTACTTGTATGCTATTTGATCTAGACGCTCACCTTCAATATATTGATGGCTCCAATATTTGACATAACCTAGATTAGAAAAATCATAAAAAACAACTGCTTCTTCGTCTCCATCGATAGAGGTTGAAAAGAAGTCTACTGTAGAGTACTCGTAACGAGATCCGCGATAAATTGTCATTAAGCACCTCCTGAAATTCCAGAACCAGAGAAACATTCAATTGAAAGCGATACCTGCGTGCGGATAGGAATCATAGTTTCTGTAAAAGCTGTGTGGTTAATAGATATGTTAGAAATCCACCCAACATATGAAAGGTTTTCATGAACACGTGGCCCTAAGGCAATACCTAACAAAGTAGGTTGTAAGTAACCAACATTTGCTGTTTTTTTACCTAACAATGTTGTCCATTGTTTATCGCCAGAACCCGCACCATTAATTGCTCTAAAAAGGTACTCGAGGTCTGCCATTGTTCCTTGTTCTAAAAGTTCTTTTAACTGTTGATCAAAGTTCTGCTTTAGTCTATCTGGAAAACCAGAGCTGTAATAACTGCTTGATCCTCTTCCGGTAGCTTTGGCGTATGCAAAATCATTTGTGCGGTCAAGTACAATGCTTAACGAGAGTGTTTCTTGACCAGGAAAAACACCGGCAACTACGCGTAGTGTGTCTGCGCTTGACGGGGTAATGTCCATGTTACGGGCAACATTTGTTTGAATTGTTTCTGGATTATACAAAAATTGAAAACCATAGTTGCGGTCCAGTAACATACTTTCTGCACTTTTTACGCCCGCTTTATTTTTAGCAGCATCTGAAGCTTTTGTTACAGACCCTGTTGTGTTATCAATACTTGATACATCCCCAGAAGTTTGCCAATACCAAATGCGACCACGTCGATACCCATGAAAAGAAGCGTTTTCATAAGGAGACTTTACCAATTCGGGGTCCATAGCAGATGGTCGTAGAGGCAAGCTCCAATCGTGCGGAGGAAGATTAAATTTATAATTAATAGGGATTTGAGTACCTAGATACTCGACACCCTTAGCCTGGGTAGATGCGGGCTTATCTTGAATACTTTTAAACACTGTAGGGTTTGTGTCGTAAGAGCTTGCCTGTACTCGGTCAACCCCTCCAAACTTATTTACCGTAAACTCGTTGTCAAGGCGTGCTCTACCTAGCGTGCTTGATGAGTCGGTGTTAGTTGCGGACGCTTTTCTAACATATACGCCTTCTAACTTGTTTACTGACATTATTTATTAGCCGCCTTGTTTCTGGTAGTTTGCTCATTAATAATACGTTGAATTTCTTCGCTAATAGACTTTGGGTCTTTTGCGCCATTAACGTTAATTGTAACGTTTGTATTATTATTAGTTGTACTGTTGGAGGAACTACCTGGTAACCCTGAGTTACCTCCTTTATAATCTGGAGATATGTTGGACCAATTAGTTCCTTTGTATCTATTTGCGTCCCACGATGATTTTTCTAATGCTTCAAAAATATCTTCTTTAGGAGCTCCTTTTTGCAACAGATCTATCACTGTGTCGTATTTGTAAGTTTTAGCGTTTGGCCCTTTAAAAGTTTTAATCGTAGCTTGTACACCGTCTTCAAAAGAAGTATAAGCTTGAACGCCTTTTCCTTCTTGTTTTGTTTTGTAATGAACCGACCCTGGCATTTGCTGTGAAGTGTTTAAATAATTGTAAGAAGCGCTATTTCTTACTGAGCCACCTTCTCTATTCATCCAAATTTGCATGGCTTCTATGTTTTCTTTAGTAGGTTTGGCGCCTATACCTTTCAGTACTTCAACTGCAAACTTGTCTCGTTCAGCATCAGAAGACCCAACACCCTTTCCGCCAAGTAATGTGCTTGTAACGCCAGGAGCAAGAACTGTACCGATTCCTAGACCAAGCCCACCTGTAGCAATAATTC